ATACCCGAGGAGCTTAGGCTATGTTCCGCCAAAAATCAGCGGGCGGAACTGTCAGTGGTTTGCGTCGTTGGTGTAAGGGTTTAACCTCCACCGACAAGCGCGAGCTCATTGCGGCTGACATGTCTGACCTGATAGTTGCCCGCTTCAAAAAGATCCATGATGATGCTATCATTATACGTGAAGAGGAAGACGAAAAACGTTGTGAGTTATTGGCAAAGGCCTCACGCCTAACACTAGAGTCCAACTGGCTTGAGCTTAAGACATTGTCTAAGATTCTTCATCCTAATAACGATTACGATGGTGAGAGAAAGGGTATCGGTAAGATGATCACCTGTGGTGGGATGCTCAGGTTCATTGCCAAGTTTTCAAACCCTTTACATGATTACGTTCAACCTTGTTTCAATAAGTCAACGGTTCACGCTGTTAGGGTTGGTAAAACTCACTCAGAGCAGTTTAAGACGTACGGAGAGCTCAAAGAGTTTGAGAAGCGATCTTGGTTGTCAAAGTTCTCAAAGATCAGGCGGGCAATGAAGAAAAGGGAGAGTCAGCTTAAGTTAGATCTTCGCTTTGACATCTATGATGCAGAGTTTGGAGTCCTGAGCCCGTACAACTCCAAAAAGCTGAGAGGGATTATACACTCGCTGAATATACATGAACTGTATACGATCCTTTACCTGCTAACAGCTATTCACACAATGTTGAAGCTTGACTTCTTGAATGACCTACTAGCAATTGAAGCAACCCTTAGTGACGGGGATGTAGTTCGCCGAAGTAAGTTTGTTGAGGAAAACCTTGGATATATAGTTTGTCAAGACACTATCAACGTAGAAGTCGGCGAATTTGATCTAAATGTCTTCGGCCTTAACAAGCAACAGACCAGAGACCTAGTTAAACAATTTGGAATTAATATATTATGAAAACTATCGTATTGAACACAGGCTCAAACTCATTTAACGCAGCTGTATTTGAAATCATAGCCCACGACATCTCATGTCTTGCGCAAGCCCTTCACTCAGCGGGCGGTGGTGACGAAACCAAATACAATGTTGAAGTGCACATGCGTAACGGTAAGGTTATTGAGGCTATCACCTCTGAGAGTAGTTGGAACCAGTTTACCCGTGAGTATGCTGATTGGCGCAGTGCCCAGATTGAACATATGGTTAATGGGTCAATGACTGAAGCAGTCGTATACGAGATGCGCGAGCACGCACGAACCAGTGTTGAGGCAGCCTCAGTAGCCCTAGAGCAAACGATGGCCGACCAGTTAAGCAAACTTACCCAGATAACAACTGAGGCCGTTCAGGAGTTGTCTGAGGTTTATATTCGATCATCTCAGGATTCTGGTAACACAATCGAAAAATCGCTCGCCGCGCTTAACGACACTATCCACCGAACAACTAAATCCGTTGCAAGCCTTGACAGTACATCAAAAACTCTAAACAAGCTTGCTGAAAACATTGAAGCTGTAATTGGAGATTAACATGATTACAGATAACTCTCATCTTCCTTTTAGGGGTGCAAAGTTTTGCGCTCCTACTGGGTTCGGTCTTGAAGTATTAGAGTTTGATTTCAGTAAATTTCGTATGTCTGTGTCCTGCTCCACTAACAACAATCTAAAGTTGATGTTCCACGGTGAAAAATCAATCATTATTAAAATCGACGACCACAAAAATGGTAGCCTTGATGCCCTGTTCTCTGATTTGTCACTGATGTTTTCGTACGACCGTGATATAGAGCTTCAGCGAGCGGCAATGTCGTCAAGTGATCTATTCCTCTATGACTTAGTGTGTGAGCTAATACGTATAAGAGAAGAAAGACAATGGGAGGTTTATCGTGTTGTCAAGTAATAGTATGAGGCTGAGAACGCCTTCTTTCTGGGTTGAGTTTGCTAGAACTTATGTCCTTGTTGAACCAGCTGAGCTAACGAAGATTGTCTTTGAAACCCAAAGACTAGACACAACATGTGAGTTGACATCTTTAATTGTTGATGGGTGTAATATTCCAATGTTTGTGTGCGAATACGGGTATTCTATACTCATTGAGAGTTTTTATGCTGTTGGTAAAAAGCCTCCTCATATGACATTTAAGTCACCCGATACTGAGCGGTTGTGGAATGAAATATTAGAAAAGGTTATTCTTCCTGTAGCTAAGAGCGAGGTCAAAAAGGAACCCGAAAAGAAGCATAGAGCAGTACGAAAGAGACCTGTACAACTCAGTAGCCAACCCGCACAGAATAGAGGCTCAGATGGTAGGTACAAGCAGCTCGAAGAATTTTTCAGTGACCTCTGATGGCGTTAGGTGTTATGACGACTTAGGCATTAAAATGGTTAGAGAAGGGAAGAACATGGTATTCACATCTAATAAAGTCGTGAATAATAACAGTGAAGGTATTAGAATAATCAACCGCGACCCATATTTAGGAGCAACTCATGGACATAGGCGCAGGAAATAAATACCCGAGTAACTCACTCAGCAACTTTGCACCTCACGTGTTCTATATTGACACCGTGAAGTGTAATTCCATGGAGGGTTTCCTTCAGTCCCTGAAGTTCAAGGACAAGGCCATGCAGGTTGAAGTCTGTAAACTGGTAGGGAAGGCTGCTAAGTTCAAGGGTAAGAAGAAAAAGTGGTGGAGGGATCAAACCCTCTATTGGAATGGTGTGGCTTACAAGCGCGACAGCCCTGAGTATCAGGCGTTGTTGGATAGGGCGTTTGATTGCCTACTGCAGAACATAAAGTTCCAGAGAGCGCTTCTAGCGACCGACAACGCCGTGTTAAAGCATAGCATTGGTAAGCGCAAGAAGAATGAGACCGTTCTCACTCAACAAGAGTTCTGCTCAAGGCTAACGCTGATGCGAAACAGACTACAGGGGAATACCCTGTTTTAGGATTTAGATTATGATTACTGAACTACCAAAGTCAACGCGGGCTGAGTATATCGCGTTCTTGAAATTCAACGGCGACATAAACCAAGCAAGTCGCCTCAATAAGTCACTGAAGAACAACTACCGAGAACTCAATGCTGCGGGCGTCTACTACAAAGTCAAAGTAAACATGGCAGATGATCACCAGTTTGTGCTCAAAGTTTATACCTTCGATGAAATGACGATAACAAAATTCAAGAAGATCTATGAAAGATTTGTTCGTCACATAGAGTCAGCTGGGTTTGTTGTTTATCGTGGACAAGTGTTTGCAAAGGGTGCGCGCAAGACAGCCACTGAAGCCGTTCCCATTGCCTCAGTCAATAAGTTTACCATATTCTCATGTAATCCACTTGAGCCACTTGAGAAATCCATAGAGGCCCTCAGAGCCGAGAACAAAGACTACCATTTCTTTCAGGTTGGCGTCAACCCTGACGGCTCACAAACGTGGCTTGCTGTGCGCCAGTATATCTCAGGTAATATTCAATCAGTTGAGGTCGATGCGCTCAAGGTGCTTGCTCATGGGTTCAGAGAAGCTGGGCTGTACACCACAATAGAACAGAAATCATATAACGTCTATAACCTTGTCAGTGGTGATCTGTACTGGGACTGAACGCGCTCCCCTTATTGGTTGTTGAAGTATAGCGGGTTATCCTAAATCCAATGTAACAGCCAATAAGGGAATCTAAAATGTCACAATCAACAACCCGCCTTGTGAAGGTATCTGGATCCATAGGTTATGATCCGCGCCTTGAAATCTATAAAATGTCAATCAAGACATTCACAAACTCATATACTGTCAACAGCATCAATACTGCTTACAAGATGGTCAACGGAAAGACAGTAGTGGTAAAATCCAAGATAGGTCAAATAAGAACCAATATCGCCATGCAGCAATCATCTAGCCGTATATTCATGGAGGGGTTCTACTATGGCACAGTTGACCTCAACGAAATCCATTTAGAGATGCGCAAGGCTTTACTCGGTAAGATGAACGGGTATATGGATAGAATGCGCCGTAAACTAGAGGCGTGGGGTCAGGCTGGATCTCGCACAGTACATCGCAATGAAGACAAGATAGTCTATGAGTGCGATGAAGCAGAATCTTATGAAACTGAGGCACAGAAATATGCAGAATAATCTAATCACTGTTAGCGGAAATATGACTTATACGGAGTACGGTATCCACTTACGTCTTACTGTAGCTGAGTATGAAAAGTCTCTAGTTGAAGAGAAGCCGACATTCTATCTAGTAGACTTCAGTCGCCGCAAAAAGGCCAACGCAGACAAGATAGTCATCAATGAAAAAATAGTTGACAGACTCGAAAGTGTCTATGTCACTGGGTTCTTTGTTGATTCAGACAGAGATTCAGTAGAGAAAAAGGCTATTGAATTTATCAAGGCTGAGTTCGACAAGAAGATGAAAGCCCTACGTGAAATAATTAATACCTATGACACACAACAAGTTGTAACCAAAGTAAGAAGCAGAAAAGAGGAATATTAAAATGATCAAGCACCTAATCGTATTGTTGATGTTTACACTTTTGAACATCGCCAACATCAATTATTTTGAAGAAATTGTAACCCTAGCGTTGGTGTGCGGTATTTTAGGGACTGCTCTGTCGATGTACATGATCTGTGTTGTGGCGCGACTTAATGAATCAGGTCTCACATCCACTGCAAAATTAGTTACTTCAACGAGTATCGGTACTCTGTATGGTATGTGGTTGGGGATTTGCCATAGAACGTTAGACAATCCAATTGAAATAGCATTGCTTCCATTGATTGGTATGTTTTTATGTGGGGTAGCTGCCGCCACCGCCCGTGACATAGTTGAACTAATAAGAAAAGTTAGAGAGGAGAACAAGTAATGTTTGGATTTATACTGTATTTTCTGGTATCTATGCAATGATTATAATCGGCGCGTTTTTGATGTTAAAGAAGTTGTGTATTCGGTTGTTCTCAGAGGACTCATGCTAATGATATTACGACCTAAACCAGAAGACCTCAATACCTGCCCTTTGTGGCAGTTCTACAGGTGGATTGAGAACACTTATCGGGTAGATGTACTGGCTGAGGTGAGGGGTGACTCTGAATGGCATCTGAGCGGTAAACCTCACAATAGAATAACTGTGGATTGGAGCGTTATCACTCAAACGGGTTCATGTGTTCAGATAGAATGGGAAGACGACCCGAGAACTTCAAAAATTCTAGTTATCTGGGATAAACCTCACCAGCGTATAACAACCATGCATGAACTCGGCCATGTCCTCAACAATCGCGAAGAAGGGGAAACTATCACCAATGAAGTTGACGCATGGAACTGGGCATATAAAGAGGCTGACAAATTAGGGTTGGAGTACAACAAAGATTTCTGCAAGAACTCCCTGATGTCATACGTAAACCATTACACGCGCTCTCGCTTGCTCAAACAACGTAGAGAGCGACAGGCTCGCAATGTATTGGCTGACGTTCAGAGTAAGCCTAAGAGGACTCTCAAGGATTATGTCAACGAGTCTATGTTAGACTCTAGAACATTTGCGCCTGAGTTGTTTTCAATTAAAAGACCCGTATACTTCTAAGCAACACAGTTATAGATAGGAATTAAAATGATAATCACAGTTGAAGACCTACGTAAAGCAGGTATGCAGTATATCACCATTGAACTTTTTGAACAGAGATTTGGTGAGGACACCTCAGAGTATATTAAGACTCTAATCGGTCCAGATTTTGGTATACTCCAGTCAGTGGAGTTGCTCAAGTTACTAAACCATGACAAGACTGTGAGCTTTGTTAATATGTTAGTGGAACAGATCACACAGAATGAAGCCTGTGCTCCTCAGGGTGATCACTATCTAAATTATCATAGACTTATTGGGGTTAACCTGACAACTCCAGAAGACCTTATCCAGAGGCGCATGGCTACCATAGTGAACGCAGCTGAACAGAGTTGGTGTGCTGCAACTTGGACAGTTGTTTGGGCCTGTGCTGCTCAGTGTTCCTCACACATGAAACACGTTGAAGAACCTTTTATGAGATTTGAGGATAAGACTCCAGTTGATTATGCCCTAATGTGTGCTGAGTCAGCTGTAAGAGCAGGAGTCCACCCTGACATTATCTACTCGGCCCTCAACTCATACTTTCAAGACTAAACGCCCCTATCTGGGAAGCCTATGGGTTTCCCTGTTGTTTATTGAAACAAAACGGGTTAGCATTGACACCATACTAACCTGATTTAATATTAGAGATGAACAACTGTCAAACCTGTCAAAAGCAAATTCCAGAAATGGGAAAGACTGGTAGAGCTCGCCGCTTCTGTGATTCAAAGTGCAAGCAATACCACACCAATCATGTGAAACACTTTACTCAACTAGATTCAGCTCTGGCTGATATGGAATACTGCCTTACATTGGGTGATAAAGGTCTACGGATGTGGGCAGCTGAATATTGCGTGGATAGTAAAGGTGCTTTCCGTCGCAAAATACTAGAGCCTCTCTTCGGCCTTTCTACGGGCCTAACCAACATAACCAACGCAATCAACAAGGCTGTTGCTGATTGGCCTGACACAGAGCTTCTGAAGCCTAATCTAGCTTTCAGAACTTGGCTGCAAGAATCAACTCGTACACTTTGTCCTATATGTGGGGAGAAGTACGGTAAAATCCACATTGAGTACGGTATCTGGAGAACATATTGTTCAGAAACTTGTTGTAACAAGGCCAAGAGAAGTGGCGGCATTGTTCGTGAGACGATCCAAACTGTTTGTATGGATCGTTATGGTTGTCTTGGCGCAAACACACCAGAAATAGTTGAGAAAAGAAAGGCGAGTTTCTTAGCGAAAACTGGCTTTGAAAATCCAATGCATGTCCCAGGAAATCTCCAACGTGCAATGGAAACTCGCAAGGCTAACGGTCACGATAAAATATCAGCCCCTGAATTAGAAATCAAGGAGTTCATTGAGTCACTTGGTCTAAAGTGCGTACATAGTGATTGGGCTATCCTACGCGGCAAACAGATTGACCTCTACGTTCCCGAAAAACGCCTAGCTATTGAGTACAATGGTTGCTTCTTTCATAGCGAAGGTAACGGGGGCGAAGCCTTTGCCAAGAAGCGTCACCTAGAGAAGACCGAAGCATGCGAGGCTAAAGGAATTCAACTACTTCATATCTGGGAAGATGAGTGGGCTGTTAGCAAGGAAAGCGTACTCGACACTGTTCAAAAGTTACTGAATGGAGAACCTCTTTTCACTAGCGACTGTAACACCGTAGTAATTGACAGATGTAAGGTTGCTAGGCACTCAAATTGGTTCCTTGAAAATGGTTTTGTTGAGGTTAGTGTTAGTGAGCCGAGAACGTTCTTTACTAGAGGGGCTCGCGATAGAATCACTGAAGAAGAAAGGATAGATGGGGTGGAGTATAACAGAATATTTGATTGCGGGACTATAACTTACACAAAAGAAAAGGCGCTATAAAAGCGCCCTTCTCACTAGCCTTAAGCCATTGGGACTTATAGAAGTCCGCGAATAGCCATTTTACGGAAGTACGGGTTACTGTTAGCAGTAATACCGTCAGACGTAACAGCTGTTTGAGGGTTCTGATCAACTGGGATCTGAACGAAAGGATTACTACATATGCCATAACGTGATTTGAAAGCCATACGTGGTTGGAAGCTATCCGAACCATTTGCACGGTACATTTCAACTGGAACGTATGGGCAGAAGAAGTAACCAGCGTCAAGCTCATTAGCACCCTTATAAGCAAGAGTAGCATACTCAATGATACCTGCATACGGGTCAATGAATACTTGCATACCGTTAGCAAGAACACCTGCAAATGTCTGGTTAGACGGATCAACCTGTAGTGAGCGGTTAGCGCTTAGAGCAGGTGAATAGTCAAGCATACCAGCCATTACTAGAGCTGATGCAACGTTAGGTGAACATAGTAACTTGTTAGCCTTACCACGACGAGTGTCGATAGCAATTGCATTCGCTTCAACTTCTAGTACGAATAATAGATACTTCCAACGTTCTAAGTCCCAACGACCTGAAGCGTCAGCTTGAAGATCAAAGATACCGTTAGTGGCAATCTTAGAAGCTTTCTTCGCTGATACGTTCATGTGACGGATCATTTCACGGTTTTGCTCAGCTGCCATCTCAGTAACCATAACGTCAGCTAAGATTGAGTCAACGTCTTCACCGTGGATAGCCATCATGTCCTGACGTAGCTCATGTGAGTAATCAGCATATAGACCACGAGACTTAGCAGTTACAGTTGCTTTTTGGATTGTGATACCAACACGTGACCAGTTACCTGTTGAACCAAGTGTCTCAGCTACCTGAGTTGACATTGCGCGGCCAGCTACAGTTGCAGTATTGTCGTCAGCTGCATCACCTGTTACTTCCTGTAATGTAAAGCCTGAAGGGTCACCAGCTGCTGCTGTACCTGTATCGCCTGAGAACGCTGAGTCAGCTTCGTTGATGAATAGCTCAGGGTTGTCCTGAGGGTTAGCACCGCCAGGACTAGCACCTTTACGAGCACGTAGAGCAAAGATCTGACCGTCTGGGCCTGACATTGGCTGAGTACCAAAGAACTCATTTGCAATGTTGATAGGTGCAAGACGCTTAGCCATTGAGATAAGAACTGGAGCCCAGCGACCAGCAGCTGCTTGAACGTTACCTACAGCAGTGTCTGCTTCGGCAAGTTGTGAAGCTTGGTCACCACGAATACCTAGCTCGCCTTGGTTGTAGAGAGCTTGGTTTTCTAATAGACGGATTTGGATATCTTCTTTTGAAAGACTACGTACAGCGCCCACATCGTTGTTCTCTACAAGAGGTTTCCAGTGATCGCGCATATTTTCTGTTACAAGTTGCTTAGACATGTTATCGTCCTCGTTAAATTTTTGTTTACTGTTTGAAATTACTTAGTGAG